TCGCGCTGTGTGGGTTCAAGTCCCACTCCGGCTACCATGGGAAAACTAGAATAAAATCAATGATAAGCAGTGTCGTGTAAACCACCGAAAGGTGGTTTTTTTATGCCAGAAAATTGTTTTTCCGAAGATGCGTCCGAAGATGAATTTACGTCGAACGCATATCCAATCAGTTTTTTTGCCCTCCAACTACCGGCACCACTTTTACCTTCCTGTCATAAATTGCTGTTTGTCTCGAGTTTTTATGGCCGGAGATTGCCTGTTTCTCTTCGAGGCTACCCTCGAGATCAGAGATGCCTTTTGCTTTAAGATCGTGGAAAGTGAAATCAATCGACAGGTGAGGGTATTTAGCCTGGGCTGCCAGCTTTGCCTCACGCCAGCGCGAGTTAAAACCATCACGGGTGTATTTGCTTCCACTGGGCTGATGGATAAGAAACAGACTCCTTATGCCTGGCTTTAGAGGCAGTGCGCGCGCCAGCGAAACCGCTGCGCGTAAACGGGGTGTCCATGCTTTGATCTGCTTCACGCCAGTTTTACCCTGGCGGATAAATATCCCCATATCGCTAATCTGCTCTTCACTTAAAGACAGGACATCGCTTTGCCTGGCAACGCATAAATAAGCGATTTCCATTGCAGCTCTGACCACATCAGCCCCAACCTCATATACCGCTTTGTATTCTTCATCTGTCACATAGCGCTCGCGTGATACTTCCTTGAATTGCTTAACCCCCTGACATGGGTTTCTTTCTACATATCCGCGTTCGTAGCCCCAACGAAATACCCGTGAAAGGAAACTCTTTTCCCTGTTTGCCTGCGTTCGGCTGGAAATACCACGCTGATCCATATAACGCCGAATGTGCTCGGGCTTTATTTTATTGGGGTCTGTTTTGCCAAAAACGGGTAATACCTTACCCGAATATTTCGTGTAATCCTTTCTGGTTTCCGGTGATAAATCCATAAAGTCGGGGGAGGCCATAAACATATCTGCGAGGGTTTGGAATGTATTTTTCCTGACTTCTTCGCCAACGGCTTTTTCATACGCCAGCCATACCGATGCTTGCGTTTCGTTAAGAGCGCACAGGCGAACGGCTTTGTTATCTTTAGTCCGAAATTCATAAGCAGCTTTGCCGCGATATACACGCGGTGGCATCCAGCTGTCAGCGGGGTTTTTACGCTTTCCGGCCATCAAATACGGCTCCGAAGTCTGGTTCTTCATCCTCGCGCACCGGAGTGATTTCCTGGTTGCGGTATTTAATGGGGTTCATGAAATGCCCCCATGTTGTTTTAGGGTGGCCGTCCGCTCTTTCCATAAAGAATATCCCGGCTCGACGCAGAGCGTCGCACTGTTTTGATTTAAGCGGAGTCCCCGTCAGTTCTATCATCTCTTCTCGGGTGATAATGTCGTGATCGTGTCTCATGGTCTTTCCTCAACATGCGGTATATCGCATCGTCAGCGTCTCTACAGGCGCGCTCTATATCCGACCTGGTCAGGGTCTTCTTTCGTACGCTCGCTGATAATTTTCCGATCTTGGTATCAAAGTCTGAGAGCAGAATTGCTCCGGGTTGCCAGTGCAGCATTGCGGCCTCCATTAGGTGTTTGAGGCCACAATGCTATCGGCTGAGAGGGATTAATTCTGATTACGCTTAATCAGGTTATCTTTCAGAAACGCGCCTTTCTCTCGTGTAACCTTGACGTTATCCGGAAGATGTAACCCCAGTTCGCTGCGGCTACGCGCTTCGATGATCCCGTTTGTTCCATCCGGAAACACCACGTGTACCGCATCACCTCTTTTGAGAGTTAGTTTCAGCATGATTAGCGCACCTGTAATGAACGTTCGCCGACTTCAAGATGCGCACCCGGTACCGGATTAAGCAACTCTTCCGGTACCTCGCCACCATCGGCTCTGATTTGTTCCGCTGCAGCTTCGGCTGCCTCTATCCTTTCTTTGATGGCCTTCTTGTCAGGGGCGATTACTGTCTGAACTGTGACCACTTCGTCAGGTAACGCATCAACATTGTCGACCACCACGCTTACAGTACCCTGACGAGCAGTAAAGGTGTTTCTGGGGGTTTTCAGCTTATCCAGTCCAGCGCCTAACAGGCATGACAGAATATACTTGCGGAGGTGCTTGTCTTTATTTTCGAAAGATTTTTTGCGCTCAGCCAGACGCTTCATCTCTTCTTCACAGGTTTTCGCGTTGCCCAGGTTATTACGCGCCACCACCATAACTGCATCTAGGCGATCGGCCAGCTCACCTTCAATCCCTTCCAGGGTGTCGGCGATCATTTCTGGCGTTAACTCGTCAGAGGTTTCCAGCAGATTTAACAGGCTAGAGTAATCATTTGCTAATGCGATTGCGGTTACCTTGCTCATGCTGTTTTCTCCTGGGTTTTGTTCAGTTCTTTCAGACGTTCGTCTTTGATGGTGGTCAGGCGACGCAGACGTTTACTAAGGTAATTAGCATGCTGGCTGTCGCCTTTAGCCTCAGCATCTTTACGGTGCACCTCCACTTCACGGGCGATAGATGCGAATACTTTCGTAACTTCATTGGCAGAAACACCGGTTGCCAGTGTGTTTGCCACCCGCGTAAGTTTGTCGTCCAGCTCCTGACGCAGACGCGCAGCATCTTCTGCATTATCGCTGGCATTTTTAAGGGCAAATTCTTCTTTGTTTTTCTGCCGATACTCAGGGTTATCGTAGAGACCCATAAAGATATCGGCGCTGAAACCGAGGGAGGAGAGCGCCTTTTTGGTCGCATCGGTAAGTGATTTTTTAGTCGCTTCGCCATCGCAAATCGGGCCGTGTTTACTCCCGTAGATATATTGCGTACAGCCGAAAGAGATCTCCTCTCCACGTTCACCGTTACGCACATACCAGAGGCGAATCTTAATGACGTGGTGTTTTTCTGTGAGATAGCCGCCGTAACCGTTTGGGATAAGCTCCCATGTATTATTCCCGTCCGGGCCTTTTACCGTGCGGGTTATTGGTGCGCCATCATCAAAACGCTCTTCAAGGATATCAACGCCCCAGCCAATACCTTTCGGGCCGAATTCACGGGTGGCCAGCATTGTCATGTATGTGCCGTTGATCGACGTGCCGCCACCGTTAACACTAAACTGCTTGGTAAAACGCTCATCGGTTTTGAAAACGCGCTTCCAGAGATCAAGGTTCTCCAGTTCTGTGCCGGTGCGTTCGGAGAGGCTCTTTTCAACGTCATTAACGTTAGGGCGGGGCTCATCTTGCACCTGTTGGGCTTCTGGCTGCTTCGCGCCATTATCTTGATCGCTGCTGTCTTGCTCCTGCCCTGATTCACTGGCGTAAACGCTGTAGCCCATTTTATTAAGCGTTTCACGTGCGGCCTCAGCCTGTGAATCAGTAACCACTTCCGTTTCTTCCACCTCATTTGAGGCGATCGGCTGTGTGGTCTGATTCTCTGTTTTTACCCACTTTGGATCGGTGGGGTCGCTTATACCTTCGACATATTCACCACGCCCGGCTGCCAGTGATTTGCTGGTTGCCTCCGTATCATTGGGATCCTGTTCAAGCACACCATTTTCGGCAAGCCAGCTGTCGATGTAACGGCGCAATGAGTCAGGGAAGTGATGGGTATCTTTCGCCGGCACATTCTGAATCACGCCAAAAATAGTGTTGCGGGAATATTTGAGGATCTGCTCAGTAGTGCGAAGCGCCATAGACCAGCGTTTAAAGTCTTCCCGGCCTTCTTCAATGAGGCTCTCCGCCTGGCGCAAAGCGCTGACAGATACAGTGGTCGCCGGTTCTATTGGCAGCAGCGCCAGAGCGATCTCCTGATCCAACGTGGCATAGGTGTGTTTATAACCGCGCTGTGGTGCAATCTGGCCCGTGGGGCTATCTTGTTTGCTGGTGCTGGTGCTGGTGCTGGTGCTGGTGCTGGTGCTGGTGCTGTTCTGAAGCAGCAATTCTTCACGTTTTCCCGGATAGTCTGTCCATTTTTTAATAAAAGAGTAAAGCGCGGCACCGCCGGGTAACTGGTTTTCAAACTTCACATAAATTGCCTGCAGGAGATTATTCAACCCCTCCTGGTGCATGTGGTGAACAGGTGGGTGCGCTTCCATCGCATTAATGATGTAACGATTTAAACGATCGTCTTCCTCTTCATCGTACTGGCTGGTGTTTTCGAGGTTATCAAGATAATCACAAACCTGAGAATAAAGCTCACCATCCAGCTGCGCGAGGCCAAACAGCACTACTGTTGCGAAGCGTTCGCGCGGTGAAATAGACATAAAGTCTAATTTTTCATTACTGCCAGGTAGAGGATTCGCGCTGGCATCTGTTTCGGCGGCATTTACCAACCACTTTTCGCCATCGAACGTGTGGGATTTAGCAAAGTGCTCGTCAAACTTGCCGATCTCCGGGTGAGGCTGATCAGCTGTGTTTTCCCATATTTCAGGTTTAAAGAAGTTATCGCCGTTCGCCGGATAGTGCTCCCAGAGCTTACCCGTCACGATGCTTTCTGCGATTTTTTTGTTTGGTGCTTCCACGCTGATCGCCAGCGCAACGGCACCATCTTTGATGGCCGATTTTTTCGGCTTAAACAGGCAGTTGTAAATTGAGATTGTCACTTGGTCTTTCCTCTTCGGTTACTGGCGCAGGTCAGGCGCCTGATTTTGCAAGTCGGATAGCTACTTTGATCCCGGCTTTTTTCTGCTTAAAAACGGGGTATTTCCCTTTAACTGCATTGGCGTAGACAGTGCCGGTGGTAGGGTAGAACTCAACGCGTCTCACCCCGCCGACAATGGTTAAATGCATAACGCCACTTCCGAAATCACCATTATTTTCATGCTCAAGCACTGATAACCCAGCGCTCATCACTTTCTCAATGAACCTTTCAGTTTGCATGGACACCTCAGAACGGAATATCACTTTCCTGGATTGTGGAATGGTCAATGCACAGCAGCTGTTGGATCTTGTCTTCAATGAAAGCGACACGCTGGTGAGCCTGATCGACAATCGACGCCTTTTCTTTCTGGAGGCGTTCAACCTGTTTACCAATAATGTCGATCGGTTCCGGCTGGTTTATCTCAAGGCAAACAGTGCGCGTTTCCAGCAGTACGTAAAGATCTGGATAGTTCTGTGACATGTCACAGGTATGAACCAGGTAAAGTGCAGGGACGTGGGGGTTAGTAGATACGTGGATGTACAGTGTTACCTGCAGGGGTAGCGCTTCCATAGCGGCTCCTTACTGATGTATAATTCGAGCCGATCAGCGGCTCATGTCGTTGGTCTTTCCTCGGTACAGGGCTGGTCCCCTGTACCACCTCCGGGCGGTTTGGTCACTGTCCCGGGTAAAGAAGCCCACCTCGGTGGGTTTTTTTACGTCTGGTGCCCGTCTTTCCGGGCTGTCAGGGCTGGTCATGCCCGTTGGTCTTTCCTCATGTTCATTGCCGTGAAAAAAAGTGCCCCTCATGGAGACGAGGCAAATACTACACACAGCAATTTTGGATTCGTTGCGGTCTTTCCCGCTTGCCATCGTACTGGCGGCGACCCGCGAATTTGGTGCCTGTCTTTCCAGACTGTCAGAACGTTTTTCTGAACAACTGCCGCGTGGTTAGTGCGTCGTTGGTGATGTGAATATTAGTTATGCGTATATTTAAGGTCAAGCTAAAAATAATCGCAATGCGAATATTTTTTTTATGTGTTTGAAAATAAAGAATAAAAAAAATCCCGCATTTGCGGGATTGTTTGGGGGAAGGGTTATTGCTTTCTGGTGGCCAGCAGTTCCTCGAATAGCCGGTCAAAATCTTTAACTTTTTCTTTTAAATCAGATAGGTGCCTTTCTTTCTCGCTTTGTGGCAGCCTTTCGTAAAGCTCTAAAAGTTCTGCGTCATCTGGAGTCAAAAGCCTCCAGCCAGCAGCTGAGTAGTCTTGGACATGCGAACCGGTAGCACGAACGTAGTTCATCATTTCAGCAAGGTCGGGGCGGATTTCCTCAGGCTTAACGCCAAGAAGCGCGGCGAATTTCAATGTTGCATCGGTATTGAGGGGGATGCTTCCACGTAAATACTGGCTTACAGTCGCTTGTGTGCTGAAGCCAAGAGCATCCGCCGCCTTTTCCTGCGTAAGGCGTAAAGTTACTTTTTTCTTATCCCATATGTCGCGCAGTCTTTGCGCGGCATCAGTTTCAGCTACATCAAGCGTTTTCTTTCTCATGGCATCCATATTATTCGTAAAATTAATCAACTCCCAAGCGTGTTACTGTTGACACCTCTATATTCGCGATACTAATATTTGCTTGTCTCATACAACCTAGGAGGAACGATGGATCTCAAAACATTTCTAAAAACTTCTGGTGTCCGCCAGAAAGCATTTGCCGCACTCGTAGGGCGGACCCAGGGGTATGTCAGCCGTGTTGCTTCCGGAGAGTGTCTACTTGGGGCTGCCACGGCACTTAAATGGGCTGCTGCAACAGAATTCCAAGTAACACCACATGATCTGCGTCCTGATTTATATCCAAACCAGAAAGACGGGATCCCAGACAGGGCAGCAGCTTAACAACCAGCAACCAAAAAATCTGATTAAGCCTAATCAGGTTTTCAGCGACAGGAGACGCGAAGGAAGTGGAAAACCTCGAAGAACTGAAACGGGAGATCTTCAACTGGGCCGTAGAGCGCGGGCAGGAACATGTTGCCATCGAAATCACACGCATGTGGTTCCGAATGGGTGGTAACACCAGCACTGTAAAGCTTCACCAGATGGAAGATCCAATGGGTAACGCCGACTGGCGGGCCATAAACAACAATCGCCAGCAAATTTTTCGCTGGTTACGTGGCGACACCAAAGCGGCAAGAGCCAAAACAAGAGCGCTGGCTAAGGCAATGGAAGCGGCATTACCTGCAGAACGATACGCGCAGCTGGGAATGACTACTCAGCATTTGATATGCGTAGCGATACGCGAGTTTGCTGCGGCGATCATCGCGCTACTGCTGGATGCCAGGGATAGACCGCAGAGGATAGCCCAGGCATTGCAAGCCATCCAGGAAACACAGCGCCTGACCAGCGTTTAACTGTACCGAGGAAAGACCAACATGCTGAATTCAATTGACCGCATTACCTGGCGGAACGGCTTCCGTTTGAATGGCGCACCGGCCGTCATGGAAGACATCGAAGATATTTTCGAAGGTCGCCGCGCAGCTGCGTTATCTATCTGGGCGCAGTATGAAAAACTGAAAGAAGAACTCCGCGAAATGAATTTGTCACCTGAGGAATATCAGGCGGCATGCCGTCAAATTGCTGAAACATTGGGGATCTGATTATGAGTATGACCCTGATGGCCCGCGCGATGGCAATTAAAACCGGAAACCCTATCCGCAAATTGGTGCTGATCAAACTGGCTGATAACGCCAATGACAGCGGTGAATGCTGGCCGTCGTACAAACATATTGCCGACCATTGCGAGTGCAGCAAGAGCGCTGTACGTGATCACATCGATGCGCTGATCGCTATGGGGCTGCTGGTGAAAGAAAACCGCCCTGGCGTCAAAAATGGTAAGGGTAATGCGTCGAATCTGTATTACATGAAACTCGACAACCCTATGCCGCCAAAAAGCATAGCCCCTATGCCGTCAAAAAGCACAGGTGTGCCGCCAGAAAGCACACCCCCTATGCCGTGTGGCGGCACCAGAACCAGTCACTCTTTTGAACCAGTCAATGAACCTAAAGATCCCCCTAACCCCCAAATGGGGGAGGGCGAGGAAATTATTCTCGCTGACGCTAAAAAAGCGCTCGAGTTTTACAACGACTGCACCGGTACCCGTTGCCGTGACGTTAAACCGTTCGTACTCATGCTGACGCCGACCCTGACGCGTGAGGGGTACACCCTGGCCGAGCTGCAGTTAGTAATCCGCTGGGTTCTGGCTACATGGCATCGCCGCGGATCTGGCGCGCCTAAGCCAGCAAATATCTGCCGGGTGAACCGGTTCGACGGTTATCTCGCTGACGCTGAGGCTTGGGCCACCACAGAGGCGAGTATTGATCCGGTAGCGGTTGTTGATGCCTACAACGAGATTTTTGCTGACGTACTTCCTGCTGCGACACTTGACGCTGATCGCCGCCAGAAAATTACGCGGCTTGCCGCTCACATGATGAATAAAACCACAGGTGCGTTTCTGGGTTACCTGGAAAAATTCCGCAATACCGCGCCAGAGTTTTACTTTGGCGGTGAAAACCGTGACGGCTGGCGCGCCAGTTTTGACTACCTGATGAAACCTGAAACACTGCGTAAGACTAGGGAAGGTGCACTGTGAGCCCTCAGGATCTTGAAGCCTGTGTGCTGGCTGGCCTGCTGAATGGCGGTGCTACTCCAGATGCGTTCGATGTGATCGCCAGCACGCCGGAGGAATCATTCAGCATCGGATTCCATCGACGCGCTTTCAGCGAAATAAAAAAACAAGCCTTGGCGAACGGCATGATCGATATGCTTTTCATCAGCGAGGCTCTGGGTGGCTCAAGCCTGGCCGATTTGTCAGATATTTCCCGCATACCCGCCACGGTACCAAACCTGAAAGGGTATGCAGGGAAGATGGTCAAAGCATGGCGCAGCCGGGCTTTGGCGAAACTGCTGCAGGAGGGGGCCGACGGCATCCGGCAGGCAGCAAACCAGGAGCAACGCGATCAGGTGGTCGAGAACGCCGTCGCGCAGCTGCTGGATATGACTGCTGACACTGGCGATATTCAGCCGGTACACATCAACGAGCTTTTGCCTGTTTACATGGATACCGTGCAAAAACGCATGGATGGCGATGAATCGACCCGCAATTTGCTGACGGGTATATCGGATCTCGATAGCGCCACTGGAGGGATCAACCCTCAGGACCTTATCGTCGTTGCTGGTCGCCCGGGCATGGGTAAAACAGAGTTCGCGCTTACCGTGGTGGAAGGAGTGACGGCCAAAGGCGGCGGCGCGCTGATTTTTAGTATGGAAATGGCGGCCACGCAGATCGTTGAGCGCTCACTGGCTGGTGCCGGAAACCTTTCCGTATCTCGTCTGCGCAACCCACAGGACATGTATGACGAGGACTGGGCGCGCCTGACTTCAGCGATGGCCACACTCAATGACCGTGATATCTGGATTGTTGACGCAACCGATCTGACCGTCGAACAAATCCGCGCCATTGCAGAAACGCACAAACGCCGCCACCCGCATTTAGCGATGATTATGGTCGATTACCTCGGCCTGATAAAAAAACCAAAGGCAGAGCGTAACGATCTCGCCGTCGCGCATATTTCGCGAAACCTCAAAACGATGGCTATGCGCCTGCACACGCCCACTTTCGCGCTGAGCCAGCTCTCCCGTGCCGTTGATGCGCGCCCGGCAGCACAGCGCCGCCCTGTGATGTCAGACCTGCGTGATTCCGGCTCTATTGAGCAGGACGCCGACAGCATCCTGTTTCTGTATCGCGACGAGGTTTATAACCCTGAAAGCCCTGCTGCAGGTGTTGCTGAGGTCATTCTCGGTAAGTGCCGCTTTGCCGCAGCCGGTACCGTGATCTACCAGGAATTCAAGAACGGCCATTTCTTACCAATCGATCAACATGTCGGGAAAGAGAAAACCCGTATTCAACTGGAGGCAGCCAAACCCAAAAAACAACCGCGTCGGTATTCCGACAAATACAACACCGAACCGTTTTAACCGCGCCTGACCAGCGCTAATTAACCAACGAGGAAAGACCAATGACCGATTTACTGTATGCAAAAACCACCAGCGCAGATGATGGTTGTGACTGGGGGCCAGTAATCATCTGGCGTATGAATGCTGGCGCGCGAGCCCGAAATCGTGCTTGTTACGTTCCGGCACCCCGCCCGATCCAGGTAAACCCTGTTTATCGCGTAGCGAAAACAAAAAAAGCATCTGTGCAAGCCGTTAACACCTCAGGGCGTTGGCTCAAAACCCACACTGCGACGGTTATCACTGCTAAAGGCGAAAAAACGGTAAAAATCCGCGAGACTGCCACCGTTTGGAGTGCCGGGAGCAATGAAAACTACGACAAGCTCACCGGGCAGCGCGTCGGCGCACCGGGCCGCTGCCGCCTCCTTCTGGAGTCGATCACTCCGATTGCACGCAATGCAAAAGCGGAATCCAAAAAGGCCTCCGGAGAGTTATCAGCACAAAAGCTGGTGGCGCTGATGAAGGGCAAAACCCTTTCGTATCAGGGCATTCTCGCTGCGATCAAAAAATATCACCCGGACATCAATATTAACCCCAGCCAACTGCAAAAGCGCATCTGGCGCATGGTTCAGTCCAAATACGTTGGCATTGAGCGTCACGATGATATGCCGGTGACTCATTTCACCCTGAAAAGTGTTGATCCCCGTTTTTACACCCATTCAGAGAAAAGCGTGAAGGATTAAGGCATGGCCGGGCAATCGGATTACCTACCGCCCGGCTTACCCCTCAATCGCGCCAAATGGCCGCAGGAATTTCAGCTCAAAGAGCATTACGACATGTGCGCTGCTGCGCTAGTCCGCCAGCTCTATGAGAAGAAAATCACACGTTACGCGGTCGTTCAGCAGATCGAGGCAACGCCGGAGAGTCAACGAGAGTTTTTTAGAGAGCGCTTAAATTACTGGCGCGCGCAGAGAGAAGGTGAAAAATGAGAGAAGTTCTGCTGGAAAGTGCATATCGAAGACTCATTGAATTAGAGAACCTTTTACTCCCGGTCATTCCAGACACGGTATGGCCTGCCGAGGTTGGAATGGTATACAGCCAGATTGAAAACGCCGGGGATCTCCCGGCACACCACCAGCGTCGGCTGAAACATCACATCAACCGGATGTGGCTTGAGAAAATGCCGGTATGCGATACCTGCCGCGATGGTCAGCGCACCGATGAGCCGATGCCGACTGTTACCGCCGGCGGCACGCATGTGGGAGAAGTGAAAACCCTGCTTGCCGTTGACGGGTACGACGAGCAGCGCGCGCATCAGGCGCTGGAGTTCCTGCGCGAATACTGCGGACCGGACAGCACTGGCCTGGTGACCATCGAAGGCGTGGTGTACCGCATCGTTGATATTGGCATGCGCATGCTGCAGCCACATGAGCTATACCGGGCGCAGGGCTTCCCTGAGTGGTACATCATCGACAGAGACTACCGCGGCATGAAGTATGCGAAGGATAAGCAGGTAGCCCGCTGCGGTAATGCAGTTCCGCCGCCGTTCGCCGAGGCGCTGGTACGCGCGAACCTGCCTGAATTATGTTGCCACAAGGAGGCTGCGTAATGGCTAAATCAGCAGCTGAGCGCAAAAAAGCGCAGCGAGCACGCCAGGCCGAAGCCGGTAACCGTAAGCTGGAGCTGCAGCTCGATGCACAGGAGATTGAAATGCTTGAGCACAACTGCGCCGCCCGGCGACCTGGCCGTGCACCCTATGATATGACCGAGTACATCGCGCTGCTAATCCGCCAGGATGATGCACGGATGCGCAACCGCATTAAGCGTATAAGCACCAGCAAATGCACTAAATGCGGCGACACGCTTCCGGTCAAAAGCTGCATCATATCAGGTGATTCGCAGTGCTGGATAACCACTGGATGGAAAAAGTTCATACTGACAGTATGAGTCAGCAGAGCAAAGTAAACTACCGCCGGAAACGGCGGTTTTTTTGTTTAAAAACAGAGTAATACGTACTTGTATTTTTGATAATTTTAACGTTTTGTGCTCTTAAAGATTTGCACTTCCTGCCACTTGGGAGTATATATACTGTAATTTTATACAGTTGTTTGAGAGGGGGAGGCGTGATTGAAAAAACGGAAATTGGGGATCACCTACCCGATAACGGCCGCGTACTCGTGACCCTCAGAAATGGCAAGGTGTCAGCCATCAGATTGGCTCATGACGATGAGCACCTCGCTACACTTAAGTCGTTGTTTGAACTAGCAGAATTGTCCGGTTTTAGCATTGTCGAAAAAGATAAAACTAAGGTATAATTAGGGCATCGGACTGAACACCCGACAACCTGTATTTCTGAGCAATTGCTGCGCTAAAGGGGAAACCAATGGCGCAGTATTCTTTTGTAAAATCAGCAGGCGGAGTATTAATCCCGGCAACGCCGGAAGCGCGCGACTTTATCGAAAAAAAATGTCGCATGGGCGCTGTGCTCTACGCCGATTTTAAACAGGCCCGCAACCCTGCATTTCACCGCAAGTTTTTTGCGTTGCTTAATCTGGGGTTTGATTACTGGCACCCGACAGGCGGTACCATTTCCCCGGCCGATAAAAAACTGGTTCGTGGTTATGTGCAGCTGGTGGCCCATTATGCCGGGCATGAAGAAACACTCCAGGAACTTGCCGATCAGTATCTCCGCGATGAAGCGGAAAAACGCGCCGGAAATATCAGCGCAGTAAAATCGTTTGAGGCGTTCCGTGCCTGGGTAACTATTCAGGCAGGTTTTTACACCGAATACGAAATGCCTGACGGCACCACCCGCAAAGAACCAAAATCGATATCGTTCGCAAAGATGGACGATATAGAATTTTCCCAGCTCTACAAATCCGTTCTCGATGTGCTCTGGAATTACATCCTGTACCGCACATTCCCGACACAGCAGGCAGCAGAAAATGCAGCCTCGCAATTATTCAGCTACGCCGCGTAAGAAATATCGCCATGACTAACGACGATAAACGCTGGCTGGCCGATGTTGCCTCTCTGGGTTGCGTTGTATGCCGAAATCTTGGCTACGGCGCATCACCCGCAGAAATCCATCACATACGCACAGGGCAGGGAATAGCCCAGCGTGCAGAACATAAAAAAACCTTACCTCTCTGCGCCCCACACCACAGAACCGGCGGGCACGGCGTTGCTATCCACGCGGGCCAGAAAACATGGGAAAAAAACTACGGTACCGAAACCGAATTACTGGATCAGGTGACCATTGAGGTGAGGGAATTACGATTATGCAGAATTTAATTCCACTCTTAGAGGTAGCAGGAAAAACCAAAAAGTGTCATGGCGCCCAGCGTTCGGAAAGAACAATATTCTGTTTCCCTTCTTTTCTCACCACAGCGGCGGGCGATTTTTCCCTTCTCTATGCTCGCGCGCGCGCGCGTTTTGGGGAGTGATCAAAATGCCACTGGTCGCCACCTTCAAAACCGACTGGTTCCGGGTCATTACCGACCTGACCAGAAAAAACCTCACGACACAGGAAATTGCCAACGAACTGGGCGTTTCGAAATCTGCCGTTCTGGGCTGGAAGTCAGGATCTGAACCTCGCCACGGCCATGGTGAGGCGCTTATTGCGTTGTGGTGCATGGCAACCAACTCTGACAGAAAAAAATTACCCACGGTTTTGCATCGCCAGTGGTTCACCTTCCGTAAATCGCGTTTTGGTCGGGAAACTGACCAGGCATGCAAATAACAATGACCGCTCACCATTCATCCGGAGATATCCAAAATGGGTCGACCAAGAAAAAACGTTGAGGTACCGGGGCAGGAAACTGCTGGTACCGATACAACCAATATCGTGGCGGAAGGGCAATTGCTTAATTCTGCCCCTGTTAACCAGACCGTTGCTGATGCCCCAATTACAGCGACTGAGATCCAGACGCTTAAGGAAGGTGCGAATAAGCAGGTCATTTCTTCCCAAGCTGA